ACACTAGGGGAAATATCAGGGGTTGCTAATCCGACATCGAAAAGGTTCTGGGTATCCCTCTGACCCCTGCGGGGGAGCAGTTCTTCAAGAAAAGGTAATACCTGAATAATTCTTTTGATAAAGACGGCGTTAGCATCTGATCTATCTTTAGAAGCAGAGATAACCTCTACTTTTATCTGAGGGTCACGCCAGAGCCTCCATACAGCGTAGGCGCAGGCTATAAAAGATTTAGCGACACCACGGAACCCCTCAATGATAATACGGTCA